GATTTTAGAACTCTAACCTTAGTTGTAGATGCTTCTAGTGCATCGTCGGACTGTTGATTGCGCTCTAAAGATATAACGCAATCGCTCAGTTGAGCAATACTTTGACTACCTCTAAGATGAGAAAGCCCTGTTTCTATTCCATTCTCATGGCCCCGATTACCTTCAACTCTTCTTAGATGCGAGACAAGTATCATTCCGCATCCTGTTTCTTCTACCATAGTTCTAAGACGATGCATTATACCATCAATTGCTTTACGCTCATCGCCCTCTAACATAGAAAGAACTAGCATATGCAAGTGATCAACAACTATCCACTTACAATCTAAGCCTATGATCATGTAACGAAGCTTAGAAAATATCTCATCTACATTAGTAACGCCGTGGTGGGCATGAAGACAAACTCTTTTCTCATTCTCACCCATAAAAACTTTCTTAAAGAAACCGTCTAGTTCTTCTCCAGTATACTTTTCTTTTACTCTAGCCAAGTGAAGAGGAGCGTTAGCTTCAATAGATGATATACCTTCCGCAGTCCTGCCCCAGTTTTCCTCAAGGGCTAGTATCCCCACATTATCTTTGGTGTTATTAATAAGCCAGTGTTCTAGTTCTCTTGTTACACTAGACTTACCTAGCCCAGTACCACCAGTAAGTGTAACTAACTCACCGGATCTAAGTCCTTCTAGTTTGTAGTTAAGACCTTTCCAAGGATAAGGAATAGATGCGCGGGGTTCTTGCCGCAGTTTTTGATAGGCTTCAAACTGATCTGAAAGAATTAAAACGCCTGAAGGTGTATAAGTTTTAGCGTCCCAAAAACAAGTGACATAAGTAGATTGTCTGCCCTGACGTAACATATCATTAGCATCTTTAAATTCTTCGGGCATCCTAAGTATTCTTGCTTTACCGGGAGTAAGAAGTTTAGCTACTTTACTTGCCGCTTCCTGTCCGGGCTTATCGTTATCAAAATTAATAACAACATAATCAAAAGATTCTAAAAATTCTAAGCTATGCTTAACATCCTTAACAGCATTGCTTGCGCTCTTAACAGAAACAGAGGGCCACTTGCTACCTTGCATTTCATATGCTGCCATAGCATCGCACTCACCTTCGGTAACAGTAATATACTTACCACCACCTTTGAATAAATGCTGTCCGAATAGTCCTGTTTCTTTTGGATCGCCTTGCCACTTAAACATTTTAGAAGGGCTGCGAACTTTAGTAGCTGCTAACTCATGCCCATTAAAGTAAGGGTAGTAGTGCTTACTAACTGTACCAGTTGAATCGGTACTGGATTTAACTCCGTAGTGCTTGGCTGTATTCAGACTTATTTTCCTGTCTGTTAAAGCATTGAATTTAATTAGCTCTGGACTTGCAAACTCTAAATCATTTTCCATTTTAATATTCCTTCGATACGTTGATAGTTCCTTTACTGTATCTTGTTGTACTTCCGATGTACTATAGTTAGGAAAAAATTTACCACAGCTAAAACATTTTGCGCTACCATTATCATTGACTGCTACTGGATCGCTCCCACCACAGTCGTGACATGGCTGTTTGAACTTTACAAATCCCATAATTATTCCTCATTGGTTGGGGACTCAATAATTGCATCATCTATAAGATGCTTGTCTAACTCTGATATTAAATGTAATGCAGCAGACCGCGCTAGAGTTTCCTCTAACGTGGCCTGATCCAATTTGGATTTAGCTACAACTAATACTCCAAAGATAGACTGCGCTTCAGGGGATAGCAGAGCTACCTCGTAAATAACATCGTCTTTAGTGTAAGTTTTAGCGGTCATTTCTACAACTCATCCTCTATGTTTGGTTCGGATTCAAACTCAGCACCGTCAGCTACAGCGCCCTCAACTAAATTAATAACCTGCAAGGCTTGAAAGTCTAAGCCCTTAAAGTCTCCATACTTGTTACTAGTTTCCCACTCTTTATACTGAACTCTAACATGAGAACCATTACCAACTTTACAATCGAGTGGATTTTTAAACTTATCTACTAAGCGAGGAGCATCGCGCTCCCCACCATTAGGTGCAGAAACCTTACGTTTAATGACAAGTGTTTGCTGACCTTCAGGTAGCTGCTTAACAGTAAAGCCCCGTGACTTAAAGTCAGCGGCGGTTACTTCATCTACTTCTAAATTAATACTATACACCGGATCATACTTAGTGTTGGGTGTAGTAACGTGAGCGTAGTAAGCTGTGCCTTCTATAACTGCCATAACATTTTCCTCTTGGGTTTATATCAAATGAACTGCGGAGTTTACCACAGAGTTTCTTACATTGTCAAGACTTTTTATAGCCTATTTCCAATACTATCGGGGTCGTGGTTATCAGATTCTTTAACAAAGATACCGTCTACCATCTGACCTTTCCTATCTTTAATGTCATCGTAAGCGTGGTCTAAGCATTGCTTTAATGTGTATCCGTTACGGACTGCAATGTTAATTAGAATAACCATGATGTCACCTATATCATCTACTGGATCTTTACCTTTACAAATATTATCTGATAGTTCTCCTAACTCTTGTATTAGTTTAAGGACTTGGTTCTTATCATCAGAGCCTTTAATTAAATTCCTGTCCTTATGCCAACTAGCTATATCATATATAGTATTTTCTATGCCATCTTCATTTAAACAGATGTCTCTAGAATGTGCTTTCATTATAATACCTCCCAACCTACAAGTATATTAGCTGTAATAAAACAACAGGTTCCTAAGTTAAGGATAGCAAATATAGTCCTGATGATAGCAACTACATCTGCTTCCCGGTTATTGTCTGAAGCACGTTCTCCTAAACTTTTAGCCCATAGTCTCCATGCTTTCTTTAAACATTGTATCATGGTTGTCCTGTACTTACTTCTTTTTGCATATCTAAAAGAGTTTCGTACTCTGTTTTTTCTACAATAAATTTTATTACGTCAGCTTCTTTAACATTAAAGTCTCTGCAAAGTGTAGAGAGTGGTAAGCCGTTGTATTTTAAAAGTTTATTGACAACTCTGGCTACTGCCATTGCTTCAGTCGATGGATTACCTGACATAGAATTTGCAAACATATTAATCTCCTTACATTAACGATAGTAAAACGGCTATCATTGTATAACAAATAAGGACAATAATAATAAACCTTATTACTCTTACCCCAGAATGAGGGGCAGTACCTTCATCTTCAATCCCGTATTTTATTATCAGATGATCCAACCGACGACACATAGTATGCCAAAGACGTTTGCCTACGTTTAGCAAGTCTTTCATCTTCTCTAGTACGGTGTTCATATTCAGTTCCTTCAGTTAGTTTCTTGTTAAAAATTTTATCAAAGTTATCCATAAACTTTTTGTGGTTCGCCTTCCTTGGCGTAGAACCTTTACCCATGATTACAATATTCTCCATGTAAGTTTTCTCGCAATGATCTAGTGTGCAGTACACATTCAGATAAAGTTTTATAAGTTTTAGTTACATATCTTTTCTTGTTAACTTTAACCTCACCCCGATAACGACCAGTGTTTTTAACAAGACTAACTCCTTTAAATTGTGTAGTATTATTAGCTCTACATTTAGAATTTTGTTGGTTCTGGTTTCTAGTACACGATCTAAGATTTTCAATTTTATTATTCAATTTGTTTCCGTCAATATGATCTAACATTTCAGGAAGAAATCCGTTACACATTAAAAATATTAAACGATGTTCTTTCAAACGGTATGGGAAAAAAGTTATCACACGATAACCGTGAAGTTTATCTGTATAACCTTTAACTATTTCTCCTTTTTTATTACAATTAACTCTACCGAAATTAGTAGTTACTTTAGATATCAATCTACCTAGTTCTGCATTGTATTCAAATCTACTGTGAAGCATTTTAAGTATGCTAGGAGTTACTTTTTTAAGTGTCTTTAAATTTGTAGTTTTCATTTAATCAGCCTCGTAAATTATTCCAAAAGTTAATATTAAAAATGGCGCTAACAATACTATCCCGTCAAAGCAAGCCGCTTTAGTACCTTCAAATTCGGTACTTGTAATCCATATCGGACGGGAGTCACAAGCTTCGATATCAAAACCGAAGCCATTTCTTAAATTTAAAGTTAACGCTCTACCCCAAAAAAATGTAGTCATCTAAGCTGCCTTTGCAAAATCAGATATAACCTGCCTAACAATCTGATGCCTATCAAACTGTAACGCCGCCAACTTATCTTCTTTACCTGATACTCTATGCGTTGACCAATCAGTTAGAGTATTGTATGCGGCCCACATTGTACTACCTAAACGCTTACGATAAACACCAATATACTTTTGCCACATATATTCTAAGTTAGAGTTACGGCGAGGCAGATGATCTATAATGGTAACAGGATCATTCTTCATACCTTCCTCTATAAGTTTCTCAGCAGAGGTACAAGCACTTGCCTCTACAAACAATTTAAATACTTCCATGTCAAATACCTTAGTGTCTTGCCACTCTAACCAAAGCTCACGCTCTTTACTAAATACATTAAGAGAATTCATAATAATATTAGAACCTTTATCAATGTCTAAAGCTTGAGTGTGTCTAGCTCTATACACTGCAACCTCTCCAGTTATAAAGACTTGAAGGTTAGTACAAGCAAACTGAGTAGCCGCCGCACTAATCATAAAGGGCCACGTACCATCGAAGCTAGTAGTAGCTAATAGACTTAGGGTTGCACGATCACCGTCGCCAGTATGGTAAGTCATGGCAGGTAAATCATATTTAACAAAACATCTAGCACCATTATGGCTTGTACGGATATGTTCGTTTAAACCATTAAGATCAAAGTCAGAACGCTCAAGTAAATTTCTAGTGCTGTCAATCATATCTTTATAACCAACAGTCTTGTACTTAGGACTATGCACACCTAACTGAACTCCACTATCAGTTCTATATACAGCAGCTTTATCACTTTGAATATCAACACCCATATCTGTAGTATAAAACATAGGTGCTACACCGACATCAAAATTTGCACTACCATAACCTTCACTCCTTAGTATATCTACATCACTTTTATTGCTAAACAAATTAGTTACAGTATTCATTTTATATCCTCTTTAAATTGTATAGTTATTGTATCATTAATTTAGTTTAGTTCCTACTGTTTTTGGTAATTCTTTTACGTTCCTAGATTTAGTAGGGAATCTACGCAAAGCATCATCACATATTAAATATATGTGTTGCCACTTCCAACCAGTTTTAACGCGCCATCCTCCGTACCAACCTCCCTTCCATACAACTACGGGATCATACCCTCTTGCTATAACCTTTGGAGTTGTAGGATTATCTATTGCGTACTTACTTTTTATTGACATTTTCTTTTACCTCTTTCTTAAAGAAATTAAATTTCTTTCTAATCCAACAGGTTGCACAATATAAGCCAGACTTTTCTTTAACTATAGCGATTACTCCACAGCTACATTTACTATCCACATTAACTTACTCCTTTAAACAATTGATTTTAATAACCATTTTTGTGAGAAGGCTTGCTGTTTAGTTTTAATATTCATTAACTGAGTACAACTTAATTCTTTTCTAACATAAGTCATGGTGTCATCTACCTCCCATTTTCTACGAACACGCTGTGCAAAAGTAGAAGGTTTAAGACCTAAAATTTCTGCATACTGTTGCACTGTATAAAAATTATCTTCTACTAAAACAGAATGTTTTGTACCTACAAATCTTAACTCTCTATTAAACGATCTCATGTTCATGTGTGTTGCTCCATCATTAAAGTTACATAGGCTAGAGCTTCATCATCAGTCATGCCTAGTTTAATAGCCTCTGTATACCAATATTTTAAACATTGCTTTTGATAGTTACTCATCTCCATTTTCCTCACTCCTCGTTTTTTACATTCCAAGCCATGATTCCGTAAAATTTGTTAATGTTTATCATGGCTAGTCTCCACTATTCGATCTTGCGCTATGTGAAAATACTCGCTATCAATTTCTATGCCTACAAAACTTCTTCTTGCTTTGATGCTTTCAACGCCCGTTGTGCCAACTCCCATAAAGGGGTCAAGGACTAAATCATTTTTTTGAGTAAAGTTTTCAAGTAAAAAACGACAAGCGTGTGGATGCATGACCGCTCTATGAATTTTTGTATAGGGATTGTTTGAAAATACTGGCGTTTCAAAATGATTTAAAGTGTATGTCTTGTTGGCAGTTAAGGACTTATTGTTTTTGGAAAGCACCAAAATATATTCGTAAGCGTTTATTAGATGTGGGTTAGGCATGGGGTTTGATTTTTTCCAAATTAAAACCTCAATTATTTGATCCGAAAACATACCTATTATCTTATGCACATCTTGCTTGTTGTAACTATTTTTTTGTATGTTGTAAAAGACATTACCTTTACAGACTCGCAAGCAATCCTTAATTGAACGCTCTAAGAACCCCGCGTAATCTGACACAACGTCTGAGTGATTGTTGTATTTGTCGTTCCGTTTACGATTATAAGGCGGTGAGGTGATAACAACATCAATTGAATTTTGATCAATCTCTTGCATAAAATTGAAGCAATCGCCCAACATCAAATTAAAATTGCATAGACTTATTGTTTTTTTATCAATGGTCATATTAAATACTCCATTGTTGTTGGATGGCTTGGGCTATACCTTCAAAGGTTTTACTTCTTATCTTCCATCTATCTTTAGACGGAGGTAAGTAATGCAATCTCATTTGTTGATTGCGAGGCAGTATGTCATAAACCTTTTTAACATTATTAGTTTCTTTTAACTTGGGTAATCCATGTAGCCATAGC